TGCAAATCGCAGTTTTCTGCCAAAAGAAGCACATATTTACATACTATATCTTGTGTTTTGTGTGGTATTTGAGAGCGATTTGCAACCTCCAGTCCAGAAATGGCAGTTTTAAGCCATGGGGGATTTAACATAATGGACATTATGCGCCTTTGGGGCTTTAAAAGGGGCTAATGGGGGCATCCCGGCAGGGGGCGCTGCTGCTGTACCATCCACACCCCCCACACTTTCTTACAAAGGTTTTTCTGAAATTTTTCAGAATAAAAGGGGTTTTTTATGTATTTTAGACACTTTTTCTTATTAAAATTGTATTTTTAAGAATTTAAGAATGGCGGATTTCCTAGAAAAAATTCTAAAAAGGCTCAAAATATACGAGGTTAAGCCTTTTTGGAGTTTTTGACTGATTTAGCTGGATTTACAACTTAGAAGGTTTTTCGGGGCTAAAATTTTTTATTGCGTCCAAAACGAACAGGAGCAGCCAATGGCGTTACATATTCACAGCCTGCCAACACCAGTAGGAACGCCGACCATAGTAAGAGTGCCAGCTCGTCGCCGCAAAACTAGGAAAAAAGTCACACCGGCCCGGCGCAAGGCCAAAAGCAGGATTGCAGCAACCCGGAGCCGGATCAGCTCGGCAAGGGTCAGGAGAAAGATGCGTGCCCGCAGAAGGGGCGGATAAGATTTTTAAGGATAGTAATGCAGGATAAAATAGAACTCAGGGCGATCTGTGGCGGCAAGGAATTTGTGCTTAACGGAGAACCAAAGAAATGCGGCAAAGCGATGGAAAGAGCTTTGGCCAGAGAACTCGGTTACGATAAAATAAATAACTGGCATCCAAGAACACTGATCCGGCAATTTAAACGGTGGCGACTGAGAAAGTCAATTCCACTGATCGCAGTTTTCAACGACCGAAATATATCCACTTTTCTGGTCGAGAATAAATCCGACATTGCCAAGGGAATTAAACGAGTTTTGCTATAAAAATTGGTGGTGGCCAATCTGGAGCCTGTTTCCCTCCGTTGCTTGGCTTCAGGATTTGGGCGGGGGCACGGAAGGATGTCAACAGGGTGTTCCCGTCCAAGAATTAAAGATGCAAAGGGGGTGATGCTACATGAGCTACCCAGACGGTGGAGCAAACATAAGTATCTGGGCGGTTCGGCTTAACTGATCCCTCCAAGCCGTTAAGCAAATGGCTCCTAGCCCGACGTTTGCCCGCCCAGTTTATTCAGGAGAATTAAATGCCTTTGAAAAAAGGTCGGTCGAAAAAAGTGATTTCTCATAATATTAGCGAGATGGTTAAAGCTGGCTACCCACAAAAGCGGGCAGTTGCGGCTGCACTCCGCACAGCAGGAGTACCCAAGAAAAAGAAACGAAAAACCAAGAGGAAGAAGAAAAGCAGAAAAAGGAAATAATATGGCAAACATCTTTGCAAGAACACCAGTAGACCCCTCCTCGGTCGCGATTACTGGCGGGAATATTGATGGCGCTGTCATAGGCGGCACAACCCCTGCGGCGGGTGATTTTACTACGCTAGGTGCCACGGGACAACTAACGCTGTCTATAGACGACGATGCTGTTACACCCACGCTTACTTTCGGCACAGGTGACGGGATATATTCTCAGGGCGCGAATGTTCTTGACTTGGCATTGAACGGCGTTCGTGCATTCTTTTGGACAACAACCCAATTTGGAACAGACACAACAACCGGACCATCGTTGCAGGACGAGGTCGCATCAGCGACTAATCCGACATCAATACCTGACCGTGGTGATCTTGATACGGGCATTGGCCAGGCTGCCGACGATCAACTTTCCCTCATCGCTGGCGCTGTTGAAGGCGTCCGTGTCACTGAAACAGCCGGAGCAACTGCCGTTACTATCAATGCTAATGCCAATAATATCATGGAGGGCTATACAACTGGACGAAACATTCTTCGTACTATTTTGGTTAGGCTTCAACCAGGGGCAACTGCCGGAACAAATATAAATGTCTCGGAACTTGGCAGTATTCGAGGATTTAACCGGCCAACTATCACCGATGGTACCGATATTGCCAAGAGTGGTTCCAGCGGCTCTTTTTCCTTAAGCGCCGATGGCCTGACGGTCACAATGGATATTACCGAAGCGATAGTTGGAATTATTTCAGCCTCGTTCAAACGACACAATATCAATACTTCGTCAACTACTGAAATGTATACTCCCGACGTAACTTTCAGCGGAGACAATCTGACCATTGCGTTAGAGAAGCGCGGCGGTAATGTCGCTATTGATTTGACAACCCTGATGGATACAGGGGACGTTGCTGATATTTATATCAGCTTCATTACATCGAGTTGATGGTTGTTATAATAATATGCGGCGGATGCTGATGAATCCGATTGCGTTTACATAACATGGATATAAAATGGGCCAACATTTAGAAGAAATCCCGGAAAAAGCCGACCGGGTTGGTGAGCTTTGTTCGCAGTTGATGGACCCTTCGAATACTCTGTCATATAAAGCTCTGGGCGAAAAATTTGGGTTTTGTAACAAAGCTGTAAAGAAACTTCATCAACGGCTCATGACAACCTATTTACCGCAGCATCGTGAGCTCAGGGTGCTGACCGGCAAGAAGATGTTGGCCAAGATCGAGGATCGGCTCGATGCGACACTGGATTTTATGACTGATGCTAAACTTGCTGGTGCCGGTGCCAAAGACCTGGCAATTGTTTTCGGAGTTCTGGCTGAGAAAAGACAACTTTTAAGGGGTGAGCCGACCCAGATTATGTCGATTGAGGATTCTCGTACCCTTAATAAACTTATGCCTGCCTTTGTTGCTGAAGCTAAAAGACGCGGACTTGATCTTAATATGCCGGTGGTAGAGGGCGAATTTAGTAATTTAAATGAGGCGCATGTCAGCCCTCGCAAAAACCCGATTGGAGCGAAAGGTGGAGCTAGAAAATCTAAACCTGGACGGTCTCAGTCGCCTCTCAGATAGCCAGTTCCGGGCACTGGCTGGAGAAGTTCTGACACTGGCGCAAGGAGATCGCCAGGTCAGGCAAATCCTTCAATATCAGCCGGTTTCTGAAAATGCGATGAAATTTCATCACAGTAAAGCATCTTTGATGGGGGTTTGTGGTGGCAATGGCAGCGGCAAGACTGAAAGTGCAATGGTTGAACTTGTTGCCTGTGCGACCGGAGTGTTTCCTGACAGTCTAAAACATCTTGCACAAGACAAGTTTCGTGGGCCGATCAATTGCCGCATTGTGGTTGAATCATTAACCACTGTGCTGGAGCCAATTATTTTACCAAAACTAATGTGGTTTCGCTGGACAGGTCATGATCAGCCGGGTGGCAAGAAAGGACATTGGGGTTGGGTGCCACGTGATTGCCTGATAGATGGCAACTGGGAAAAATCCTGGTCAAGTAAACTCAGAACCCTGACAGTTTCCTGCCGGAACCCGGATAATTATGCCGAGGTAATTGGGCCGAGCACTATCCAGTTTATGTCCAAAGATAATGATCCGTCTGATTTTGCTTCAGGCGATTTTCATATTGTAATGCTTGATGAGCCACCTAATCATGCAATTTTTAGAGAAAACCAGGCTCGGACCATGCGGGTTGGTGGCAGGCTTATTTTGGCGATGACATGGCCTGATGACCCGGCCATTCCGGTGGACTGGATTTACGATGAAATTTATGAAAAAGCCAATAGCGATGAAACGATAGACTGGATCGAACTTGATACTCAGGAAAATCTGCATCTCGATCAGGAGTCGATCAAAAAGCAGATGGAAAAATGGGACAAGAAAACCATTTCAGTTAGAATTAAAGGGAAACCGATAAGATTCTCCAACCGGATACATCCATTATTTACTGACATTAATTCAATCTGGTCATTCAAGGCAGGAGAGACTGTTGTACCAGTCAAGGGGCAATGCCCGATAACAGGTTCGGCTGATCTGGAAGTTTATAATCATGTTCGTGATTTGACGTTTGAACAGAACTGGCCAATCGTTCAGGTGCTCGATCCACATCCCAGAAAGCCTCATATGTGGTGTTATGTCGCGGTTAATCCATCGGATGATTATTATGTGATTGCAGAAGGTCAGCTTGATGATACACCATCGGCGGTCAGGGATGCCATGCACAGCATGGAGGAAGAATTTGGATTTTATATCAAAGAGCGGCTGATTGATCCGAATATGGGCAGATCACCTTCAAGCGGCAAGGAAAGGGGAAAAACCTGGGTTGATGAGTTTGATGAAGTTGGATTGAGATATGAACTGGCTGATGATTCAGATGTTGGCCGATCTCGGCTTAATGAATTTTTAAAACCCGATCCTGTCACGCGATTACCGAGGATTCATATCCATCCAAGATGTAACCATGCTATTTTTCAGCTCAAAAGATATGCCTGGGCTGAATACAAGATGCAGCTAGAGCGGGATGTTAAACAGGTGCCACGGGACAAGAATGACGATTATCCAACGATGTTGAAATATCTTATGAACCGACTGCCGACTTTCAGGTATCTCATGCAAGGCTATCCGGTGGTGCGGAAAAAGGGAAGATGGAAAGGTAATTGATGGGAAAAGTATCAACCTGTGACAGTTGCGGCAGGCGTATTGAAAAACTGGAAACACTCGGTCATGTAATCCAGAAAGATTATTGCCCAAGATGTGCCAAGGAAGTCAAAATCTATCTGGAAATGTATGATGAACTTCATCAGAAAACCTTTAATTATTTTGAGCGTGGTAAAAAAATGCTCAGATCAAGTTTCAAGAAAATCAAGGAATTACCGGACACATGATTATTATTTGGTGCCCTAGCTGCAAGGACAATAAATTTCAACTGAAACAAAGGCCACCCCTTGCATCCAGTGTTGTATTTGAAAACAGGCTGGTAAAAATAGGTAATCAAACGCTAGATAATTACAAGACATGCAAGCAATGTGGCACCAATCTGGAGCGGAAATGAAAACAAGAATTTGCCCGATAACAGGCAAGGAAATACCTTTTGCTGGCGATAGCCGACGGGTTATCTTATTGACGCTTTATGGAGTTCAACTTCAAGTCACTGTGGCCCCTGATGCGGAAATCTGGCCAAATATTACGAAATTATGGAAAAAAATGCTGTCCGGGTGGTTGGTAGAAGATGGTAGCAAAAATAGTTGGGCTTACAAGGCATATAACGATCCCCCGATTGGAATATTGGCAGATCAAACTTGGGCAGAAGTAGGAAATAACAGCAGATGGCAATGAACGAATTTAAAGGAAAAACCCGCATCCGTCGTCAAAAGAAGTTGCGTATGTCGGCTGTCTCTAGCAAGCAAAAGCGTCAACGGATTGTTGACCGGGTTATTAACTATTTTAACCGTGATGAACAGGCCAGAAGTGACCAGAAACAGGATCGCCTGCAAAGATATGCCAAATTCAGAATGTTGACCCCTGGCAAAGATTATCCTTGGCCGGATTCATCTGATGCGGCGATTCCTGATATGATGACCCAGAGCTTGCGGGTTCAGGACACGCTTCATAATGCCGTCATGTCATCGGAATCCCCGGTGGCAGCACATCCAATTGATAAAAAGGCAAAGGAAACCGGGGAAAACGTCAATACCCTGCTGACCCATCAGTTATTCGTTGATATGGATGGCGAAACCCTGGTCGGGGATTTGGCAGAAGGGTTCACCAATGATGGTATCGGAACCGTATTAACGCCGTGGATCAGGGAAAAGCGGGAAACTATAAAGACGCAGGTATTTGAGCCTCTGGACGAAGACACGCGGCCCAAAGAACAATTCCGTGGATTGCTGGTTGGAATGTTCCCTAATGCTAAAGTGGAACCTACGGCAGAAGGCTGGGACTGGATTGTCACGATTGGCGAAAAGTCTTTTAATGTCTCGTTTTATACCCTTGAAAATGACCGCATCGAGATGGTAGTCAAAACCCCGATGATTGTTTTCGATGGCCCCCGGCCAATGGTTTACAACTGGGAAAATGTTTTACACCCGCCACGGGCAGCAAATCTCAATTTCCCCAGCCCGTCCAATCCCAAGGGGTCTGCTCACGTTATCCTGAAAGACAACCCGACTGCTGACCAGATTATTTCAGGGATCAAGGATGGATTTTATAACCTTCCAACCAAGGAAGATTTACAGAGATTTGAGGGAATTGTGCGGTCTGGCCAGAACGAGGAACTAGAGCAACAGAAGGATCAACTGGCCGGGGATGATGATGACCGGGAAAGAAACACTGAGGTCGAAAGTCATAGAACACTGACACTTTTGACCTGTTTCGATGGTTTTGATATTGATGGCGATGGGGTTGATGAACAGGTTGTCTGGTGGGTTTGCAAGGAAACCGAGGTTTTGCTGAAAGCAACATTGTTGGAAGAAATGTGGCCTTTCAAGACTCCAAAAAGGCCGTTTTCGGAAGGCATCTTTTTGCCGGTTGAGGGTAGGAGACAAGGAATTGGTTTGCTGGAAATGGTCGAAGGATTTTTTGAACTCAAGAAAATCCTGATTGATCAGGCGATAGATTCAAATGCGATTACCAACCTGCCGTTTTTCTTCTATCGGCCATCGGGAAGCACCAGACCAGAAGTTATCACATTAGCTCCGGGTGAGGGTTATCCGCTTAATGATCCACAGCGTGATGTTCATTTTCCAAGTATTCAGGGCAACCAGACAGCCAACACGATTAATCTTTTAAGGCAAATAACCTCGGAAGAAGAAAAATTAACACTGACTGGCGACATTCAGTTTGGCCGGGTTCCGCCAGGCGGATCTTCGGCGCTCAGAACCGTTGGTGGCATGGCGCTTTTGCAAAATCAGGGCGAGGCGAGGCCGGAAAGAATTTTGAGAAGATTTTTCCTGTGCCTGAAAAGCATTTACCAGCAGATGCACGAACTCAATCAGGTTTATTTGCCGAAAAACAAGCGTATTGTCATCATGCGCCCGAAATCGGATCGGGATGATCCTTATAATGTTATCAGGACTTTGGATGATATTGCCGGGGTGCATGATTTCAGATTCAGCGCCAATGTTTTTAATACTTCAAGGGCAGCCCTGCAACAGTCGCTTGGTGCGGTCATGCAGGCATATCTAACCCCGATAGCGATTCAGACAGGAGTGATAGATGCTGATGGTATTTACCGACTGATGCGTGATTATGGCAGGGCACAGGGCCAAGACCCGGATCAATATCTCAAGGCTCCTAGTCCGCTATCGACGCTGCCCAAAATATTTGCTGAAGAGGTGATCCAGTCAATTATAGCTGGCCGGGTGCCAATCGCGTTACCGATAGAAGGAGCGCAGCTTCATATGCAGAAATTGGTTACATTCATCGAAACAGATGAAATGTTCGGCCAGCTTAACCAGCAGCAAGTGGCGCTTCTTGGTCAATACATAAATACCCTGAAGCGCATGGTGGCCGAAGAAATGAAAACCAGAGAGCTTGCCCAGGCGGTGCAGCAATCTCAGGCTGGTGGTAATGGTCAGGGACCGGGCAGGCCGCCTGAGAGCGTTCCTGACGTGAGCCAGCAACCAACCATGCAGGAAAACAGACTGGAAGAAGGAGCTGTCGGTGCCCAGTGATCGGGAAGTAAGGGAACATCTCAAACAGCGAGAAACCCAACGAGAGCGCCAAAAATACGTTGAAATTCTAAAATTCCAATATCCCGTTGCCAGCTTGGAAAAGCTGATGGGGATTGAAAGCTGGGATTATTACAGATCGCTTGTCCAAGGCAAGATTAACGATCTGAAAAAATCTCTGAGTATCGCAGAACGCGATCTCAAAGAACCACGAAATCTTGACCACGATTCTCTCTTAAAGGCCAAGATTTCATATCTGATCGTCAATGCTCAGATTGATATGCTCGAAATCGTCCTTGATATGCCACAGCAGATTATTGACGATGTAAAACGGGCGGAAAAACTGTTTGTTGACGTTAAACCAGGCGT